ACACATCGAACCGTTGATGTTGCTCATTGCAGACGCTCTTACCGTTGTTTATCTCCGTCCCTATCTTGTTGCAAACGGATATACTGAAGCTGACGTCGATCGAATTGTTATTTGGTACGACCCGAGTGCTGTTGCAACAAGAAATGACCGCGCATCTGACGCTGACTCTGGATTTGAGAAGATGGCAGTCTCATTTGAGACGTGGAGACGCACTCACGGGTTCTCGGATGCTGATGCACCTAGCCCAACTGAGCTTGGTCTTCGAATTCTGCTCGAAAAGGGAATGATTACGCCTGAACTTTCTGAAGCAATGCTCACCGCGGTTGCTCCAGAGATTATTAAAGCCGCTCGAGAAGCTCAGCAGAGTCAAAGTGTTGGACCAATGCCTCAAGACCTCTCTCAAGCAATTCAGGGGCAGCCAGCTCCGGGAGAAGTTCCTCAAGAAGCAGCTCCTACAGCTGAACAACCCACTGAACAACCGATTCAGCTTGCTGAACCAACAACAGATGAATCACAAATCCAACAATAAGGAAAATAACCATGTACGAAGAATCAGAATACGAGCTCAGTAAGGAAGGGCTAGCAAGACTACTTGCTCACGTCCTTGCTGATACCGTTACAATTCATTATCTTGCTCACGGATACCACTGGAACGTCAAGGGACCTGAATTTACTCAGTTTCACGACTTTTTCCAAGAACTTTACGAAGATGCAGCGAGTGCTGAAGACCCCACCGCGGAAAACATCCGTAAACTTGGTTTTGACGCTCCTCACTTCCTCCTTGAGCTTGCTGCACTGAGCTGCATTGAGGTTAGGCCAGCTTCTGGTGACCCAATCGAGATGTCAGCCAACTTATATATGGCATACACCGCCCACCTTGGTAAGCTTAATGATGCTTTCACGGTTGCCAACGCAATTAACTCACAAGGAATTGCAAATTTCCTTGCTGAAAGAATTGATATGACTGAAAAGTGGTTATGGCAGATCGGAACTACAATTGGTGCCGATGTTATGTCCGTTCAGGCTCCTTTGGGAAAATCTGAGGCTGAAGTTCCTGTAAATGCAACTAACGAGGGCATGCACCCCGTAGTTGTGGAACTTCAGCCTACTGTTTTTACCAGCAGAAATGCTCTTGTTGCCGCTGGACGTCTAGTTCCTGAAGAACGAGATCTAGCTAGAGCTCTTGTTGAGATTGCTAACAAGTATGGCAAGTTTGATGAAGATCAAACAGGTATTTGGGCTGACTATCATGAACCAGAAGACAACCCATATGCTGAAATGGGAGTAAAGTGTGGAAATTGCGTTCTATACCAGGGCGGAGATTCCTGCGCGGTAGTTGCGTTCTCTGTTAAGCCAGAGGGGTACTGCCGTTTTGCCGTTATTCCCGACGGAGCCGTTGATCCCGCAAAAGCACCCGCAGGTAAAGTCAAGGGAGAGCACGAGTTTCGTCCCGGAGAGTTTGCTATTACTGCCGATGCTGAATCTGACAATGGATGCCCCCCTGCAACTCAAAGTATCCCACTCAACTTAAAAAATCGCCAAAACGCAATTGAAACTGCTAGTTACGGACCGCTAAATCCAAAAGAACCTAATGAAGAATTTTGGCAGGATAAGGCTGACCGTTGGAACACTACATCAGAAGAAGCCAAAAAGAGTGTTTGCGGAAACTGCGTCTTTTTTGATCGTCGTCCCAAGACTCTAGACTGCATTGAGACTGGTCTTGCTCAAGGTGGGTCCGGAGAAAATAGTGCATGGGATTCAATTGATAAGGCGGAGCTTGGTTACTGTACCGCATTTGACTTTAAGTGCGCTGCCAGCCGAACCTGCAACGCCTGGGCAGCTGGCGGACCGATTACAGAAGATACACCAGTTAGAGCTACCGCAGGATCAAAGCCAGCACCTAAAAAGGATCAGATTAAGGGTTCTGATAAGAATAAGAAGGGCTCTGCTGCTGGCGGACGTAAAGTGACTTTCTCCAAGCAAGTAGAAAGCTCACTCAAAGATAAAGTTGAGTCACATAATAAGAGTGTTACCGCTGACTCAAAGAAGGTCACCCTTTCAATGCTTAAAGCCGTTTACCGCCGCGGTGCCGGAGCATTCTCGACCAGCCACCGACCCGATCAGAATCGTAACTCATGGGCTATGGGCCGCGTTAACGCATTCCTTAAAATTGTCAAGTCCGGAAAGCCAGACAATGCCAAGTACACTAGTGATAATGACTTGCTCCCTAGCGGACACCCAAGAAGTAGCAGAACCGCTTCGGCTATGACTGCTACTGGCTACGCTGACCGAGAACTTTATATTGAACTCGAAGCTGAATCAGCCTACGATACCCCAGAAGATGCTTTATATGCTATGTCCGAGTATTCTGGTCTTGGGCATGAGTCCATTCCTATTTTTAGAGCGGCATGGCGTAGAGCGGTTGCTAATAATGAGTCTCCCTTTGACCGAGCAGCCGAATTAGCAATTAATCTATATGACAGCAAAGACGCAGACCTACTTCCTAAGAAACAAACAGAAAGTGAAACAGAGTGAGCAGTTTAGTTGATGCATTTGATGCAGAGTTTGGTGACGAGCTAAATCTTAAGCACGCCATTATTGACATTCTCGAGTCAACCAGTGTTGAGACCCCCAGGGCACGCATGGTTGATGAGGAGACTCTTTTTCAAGTTGCTGAACGAGCTCTCGAGTTCTATTCTGATTTTGATGGCGATGTAAAGTTCTTTAACACCCTTCGTGAAGTTAATAGCTTCATTACTCTAGCTACTCAGGGGATTACAGCTAGCGGATCCGCTAAGCACGCAGATCTTTTGCCAATCTCTAACCCATATTCTAAGAAGCAAGCCGATCTTTCTTTTGACACCGTTCGCTCTCTTCAAGCTGAGTGGCTTGCAGCCGACCCACGGATTGCTTCAGATGAGGCACGTGCAATTGTTGCTGCTGTCTATGCTAGTAACCCATTCTCTATCGAACGTACCTACCACCTGACACGCCTTCAGGCTCTTGGAGAAGGTCAAGTTCCATCAGACCTTCTAATTACACCACTTTTAGCATTTGGTGACCCATATGCCGGAAAAAACAGTTTCTGGCACCGCGCAATGCGTGCAAATAAGCAGCGTCGTGATGACGAGGGTCAATTTGCTGAAATGGGTGGTGGAGTTCGATTTTATGGACGACTTCCTAACGGAAGACTTTTATCTATTGTTGGTAAAATTGCTGGACTTCCTGAAAATGACCCCGAAGGTATCGATGTTGAGGTTACAGATGTTAAAGGTCTCAAAAATGGTATCTACACCATTCCTTCCAATATTTCTCACACTTTTAAAGCTATTCTCCCCGAGCACGCAATTGCTAAATATATTGACGTTCCTCCAGGAAAAAATGTTCAATACATTGACCTTGCTACGCTTCGTCGTAAGGACTTCCCGACTAGCTGGTTCGAGTCACGCTCTTCTGTAGAAGTTCCTGGCATCGATAAGGTGGCTCCAAAGAAGACTTATGCAACTGGAGATGGGTATAGAGCAAACTACTTTGAAAACGAGAACGAAGGACGCGCAATTGCCAAGCGTGTATCTGACGCTCGAGAAATTTTTAATTCACAGGTAATTAGCTCATCTGGTACTGACACTCTAAGCCCTGATTTCCCTGTTTACGAGCTTATTTCAACTAAGCGAGGTCAAACTGAAGTTGTTGGATATGCTCAGGACTGGGCATCCGTACAAAAACTTGCAAATGAAGAAGATACGGCGTACCCGGAGGCAGAGAACGAGCCACTTCCAGAAGTTGATAGAGGACCAAGCCCCGTCCCACTTGACAGAATGGCACCAAAAGATGAAGAAGCTCCAAAGCCTGAAGAAGTAGATGAAGATATTGAAAATGCTTTTGTTTCAGACCCTAGAGCTAACAAGCCCAAGAACTGGATTGAAAATCTTCCCAATGTATTTATCGATCCTTACAGCGGATATCAGGCACGTTTCGGACGAGCTCTTTTCGCTATCAGTGACACGGGGGAGCCAGTACATCTAGATAATGTATTTGAAGTTACTGATTTTGCTACTAATGAGACTATTGGTGTTGTCTTTAACTGGGACGGTGTAGAAGAGTTAGTTACAGCTATTCGATCTAACCCAACTGAAATTCCAGACAATGATCTGGATAAAATTTCCCCAAAGCGTGAAGACCTAACTCCTGGGCGTGAAGAGCTAGTTGCCATGAGCGAAAAAGATCTCTCTATTAAGGGAGCAACTGACCCAATTAGTGCTGCTCTTTTTTCTACTCTGCATAAAAAGTATGATCAAAAAGATTTAACCCCCGAGATGGTCGACATCTTTGATGAGATGGCAACATCACGTGATAACTTCATCACTCAGCAGGCACGCAAACTTCTTGGTATATTTAATAAGCAGCCCGACCGAGCCGAATCCCGTGGAAATGAAACAAGCTACGGAAAGCTCAGTGCTGCTCGACGTCAGATTATTCGTGACCTCCTTGCTGTTGTTAATTTCCCAGATAACGGAATTAAAATTGGAGGTAAAGAAGGGATCAGTAAAGATCAGGTAGCAAATAATTACCGCAACCTATCTTTTGACCTGCTTCAGGATACTATTGATGTCCTCAACTTCCTTAAAGATGGTGTTGGATCTCCAACAGGATTTGATGTACACGAACTTCTTACACCAACAGAAGAAGATAAGAATGCTATTCGACTAGTTGGTGAAGACCCAGATGCTCCTGTCACGGGAAGTAGATTTACTGCTCTTCGTAAGCTCTTATTTGCCAACCCAAACCACAGTCCAGAAATGCGACGCGCATATGATGCTATTAGAGATAATAGAGAAGACTACACAAATGCCGAAGCTCGTCGTCTTTTCTATCTCATCAATGGAACTAAGCCAGCTGAAGAGGTGCCTACTTCAACGGATAATGGAAAACCTAGCGGTCCAACAACTCCCGCCGAATCTAAAGTTGGGCAAAGAGGTCGAATTACGCCTGCTCAAAAATCTCTCATTGAAAAACTACTTAGTCGTATTGGAAATGCTCTCCCTGAAGAAAAACTGAACTCAATTAGATCTAGCTATCTTGGGTATTGGGCCCGAGAGGCATCAAACACAATCACCGAACTTCAGAAAGCAATTGGAGCTGCTCCAAACTCTTCGGCTAATAGCTCAAGCACAGCTATAACTGCTACTACTGCTAACTTAAAGCCAAACTACCTTTTTACTAATATGACTCAAGAGGGTTTTATCCCTAGTGATGCAATGCTCGCAATGATTGAGTTCTTATTTGAAAACAAAGATATTTCTGCTGATGAAATTAGTCGCCTTACAAATATTGTCCCAAATCAGCCTCGAAAAATCATTAAAGAAATGATTGATACCCTTCAGGCACTACCTAACCGTAAAAAGTATAGTGCCGTAGGTGTCTTGTCATCAAACCTTCCTGAAGGTGGAAAGACAACTCCAACCCCAAGAATGCTTCGTGCCCTTGAGCGCATGCGCTTTAGAAACCTAATTAGTGATGCCGCAGAGTGGGAAGATATGGTAAAGGCCATCCCAGATATGACTCGGGAAGAGGTTTCTACTAAGTATTTAGATAAGTATAAAGAAATTGAAAATGCTCACGATAAGCATATTCTAGAGCAGTCAATTAAAAAGGGATATGAGGTTGAAGGACTTCGCAATGGTGCAGAAGGAAAGCGCCTTGTTGAGATCCCTGAAGGTTATACACCAAAGTTCCCCGGTAAGTGGCTCGGCCCAACGGAAGAAGAGATTAATAAAGCTCTAGAAGCCGGAGCATCCATCGAGGCTGTAAACGTTATTGTTTCTACGCCAGATGAAGATTCAATTATTGTCAATGATGAGTTCTTAGCTGGACAAGCTCTCCGAGCAGATCTTGCACGCCTTCGCGCTGGTATTCGTAGTGTCTTTAGTGTCTTTGCAGATTTCTATGAACTTATGCCCGATAGACTTAGTGTCGGTGCTCGTAAAATCTTGCAGGCTGCAAATAATGACTTGAATGTCATTCACTACACCATGCACCTTGGACGTCGCAACCCGCTTTTGACTCCTCGAGAATTGAATGACAGACTTGAGCAAATTGCTGAGGGGCTCCTTACAATTAGAACTGATGCTCCTGGAATCTATGGAACTCTTAAGAGCAAGAAAGCGTCAGATAGAGACGCTCTCGCTAGAGCTAAATCTGCCGTTCTAGATCTTGTTGGCCTATACAAAGCTGGTGTTTTTGCTGGTACCCCTGAAGATCAGAAACTTGTTTCAGAGATTGATAAGATGGTTTCTATCCCAACTCAGGTTGATAAGCCAAGAACTCCCTACGTTGACCCACCAACCTTTGCGGGACCGGCTTTTGATGTACTCAAGGGAGCAACTACATGGGACGATGTTGCCTCGCTTCTAAAGGCATCAGAATTCTATATTATTGACTTTGAAACAACTGGACTTGTTGATCTTGATGATCCAGAGATTAAGAATGACCCCATTCAGATTGCTATCTCTAAAGTTAAAAACCTACAAGTTGTAGATGTATTCTCGACATATATCAATCCTGAATCAAAGCTTAGTGCTTATACATTAAATGGTGTCGGTGATGGCCAGGGCGGGAAAGTTACTCCTGAATTCTTATCAAAATTTCCCACAAAAAAACAAGTCATGCAGCAGGTCATGGACTTCATTCCTCAAGGATCAATTATTGGTGGGCACAACTTCTATGTTTTTGATAAAGAGGTCCTTGATCGGACAATGAAGCAAGCTGGCTTAGACGGTCTGAACTCTTCAGGATATATTGACACTCTTGGGCTTGCTCGACACATGATGCCTAAGTGGTCTCCCGAAAACCCAGATGCGCCGTATAAGGTAGTCAATGGTCAACAGCGCGCAGCGCACACTCTTGAATCTCTTGTTACCTACTTTGGACTTTCCAATAATGGTCGCCACGAAGCCGATGCTGACGTAGCTTCTACTGTTGATGTCCTTAACCAGATGCTTGATCGTGCGCAAAGAGGTCTTGCCCTTACTGGCAAAGAATTCTCATATGAGAAATCTCTCAATGGTTGGGACCAAGAAAAGTATGACTCTGCAATTACTGAATATCAAGATAAAGCAGTAGCTTACTGGATTAGCCGATACAAGCGAATCCTATCCTTACAAGGACTAGACCCTCAAGAAATTGAAAATCAAATGTTCTCGGACTTTAAGTCTATGAATGATAATCTTACAATTTCTAGTGATAACCGTGAAGCTATTATCACCCCTGTCCCAGCTACGATTAAGAACCTGCCTGGAGGAACATATGCATACAACATTAGTGACGGAAGAATTGGTCAAGTTGTAGGACTTATTCCTGGTGGAAATCTTCTTGTAAACTATGCTGCTGTTGGTGGAGAAAGAGCACAGAAATTTAACTTAGAGCAAACCCCTGCTCAAATGCTTAGCCCTGTAACTAATCGCTATCTCTCAAGAAATGGTGTGCTTCTTGACTATGGTATGAACGTCACCGAGGGATCCTCAGACCAGGTAGCAAGGGTCTTGGGATTTAGCCCTAACGTTGGTGAAGTTATCCTAGGATATGCTGAAAATGCGTATCTTAAAAAAGCTGCTAATCTTACAGTTCTAGAGTCCTCAAACCTTGACGGAGCTAACCAAGAGCACTACTCAACTATTCTCAGTTTAGTTGATCAACTACTTTCTAAAAAGGGAATTACAAGCGAAATTGCTGAAGCTTATAAGTCTGCTGTAAAAACAAAGGCCTATTCTACTAATGCTGCAAATGGACTAATTGTCAGACTTAAAAATGCTATTGATCAGTTTGACTTGCTTGAGGCAAATTCAGACATTGCTGATAATCTACCTCAAGGGGGATTCCCAGCTGGCAAGCCAGAAATTGATAGAATGGCAGCTAGACGATCAAAGAAAAATGTAGTCCCCAGCATCACTGATCTTCCCGATCTATTTGGTGAAATTGAGAAAGAACTTGACCTACCATACCCTCCAACCGATGAGGGTCGACAAATTATTAACGCTATTCTCAATGAAAAGAGCGTTAGTGCCGAGGCATATGCAGGTGTTGGTAAGACCTCACTTGCAGTTATTCTATCCAGCGCATATAAAAAGCTAAATCCAAAAGCAAAAATTCTTAACTTAGTATTTGGTAAAGAAACTCAACTTGATGCTGAACGTAGAATGCCAAAATTTGTTGAATCAAGAACTTCTGACTCTGTCTCTAAATCTACTGATGCAAATAAAACTATGTCAGCAAGATTTGATGAGCAGCCAAAACTAACTGCTAGCTATCAAGCACGAGTAAACCTCCGTATTCCTGGAGCTCTTATGGACTTCTTTGGGTTCTTTGAGAGTAACGATGCAAACATCGATATGTCTGATAAAGACTACCAAGTAGCAATGTCTAAAGAAAATAGACTTGCTGCTGTCGCAAGACTTATTGGTACAGAAGATCCAGAAGCTATTTCAGAGTGGTTAAAAAAAGCCACTAAATCTGATATGAGAGAGCTTTTTGATGAGATGTATGTCGCACACCAACTTCTTAACCCTGGAACTCCCAAACTCCCAACTCTCCCCCAAAGACTAGATACCCCTAGCGGATTTCCAAAAAATGCTCCTAGACTAACTGCAGAGCGTATTCTAGTTTCTGCTTTTAGAAATTGGCTACTATCTTCCGATGCTGCACCTAATGTTCGGCATATTGATATGATTCAAGAAATGGGGGACTACGCCCCAGAAAACTATGAAGACTATTTCTTCTACACTGACCTAATTGGTAGAATGTGGAAAGATGCCACTGACCCGCTAGATACAGAGGGTCCTCAGCTTCAAATTGATTTCAATATGATGACAAAAAACTGGGCACTTACTCATCCAAATCTAAAAGAAATTAAATCAGATAACAAGAGTCCTAATGGAATTAGAAATGGAGCTCCAGATTTAATTATTCTTGACGAGGCACAAGATATTAATGAAGTTCTTGGTGGAATTCTTGCTGATCAGCAAGATCTGCACAATGTGGACATTAAATTCCTTATTATTGGTGATAGAAACCAATCAATGTATAGATTCCGTGGAACTGTAAATGCTTTTGAGATTATCAAAACTGACTACAAGCTACCATTAACTCAAAGTTGGAGATTTGGTCCGGAGCTCGCTGGGATTGCTAACAAGATCTTAAAATTCTTGGGAAATGATAAAGACTTAACTGGTAATCCAAAAAAGACTACTGAAATTCTTGAACCTGGAACAATGCTTGACCCAGATCTCTTACTAACTAGAACAAATGCTGGTATTGTTGAGGCTTTGTATGAGTTCCGTATTCTTCAGGGAGAGTCTGTAATCTTTGGAACAACCATTAACTTTAAAAAACGTATTTTAGAGAATATGAAAGCCCTTAAGTGGCTCAGATATGGGGCCAATCCTCAGTATAGACCTAAAGTAATCCCGCCAGAACTTGCCAACTTCTTAACTTGGGACATGTTCTTAGCTGCTGCTTCGCAAGATAAAGAACTTAAAGTATATAGAAACCTTATTTACCAAGTAAAGAGCACCTCAAGGCTGAAGAAAGACTCGGAAGCTATTGAAGAGATTATTGCTATGGTAGAAAAACTTAGCCTTCAGCGACAAACATTTAAGGTCCCTGCTACCATTGAATCCGAGGGTTCTATTGGAGGAAATATCTCGTTTGAGAGAGTCAAAGACAAGGTAGTTCTTTCAAACAGTAGATTTAATAATCAGTATGGAAGTGGTGTTTGGGATAACAAAGCAATTCTTGAAAGACTTGGTTATGAAAAAGAAGACTTTGAATATGCCCCAGGTAAAACCACTACACGATTTGCAAAAAATGTAGAGGCAAATTTTGAAAAACAACTGCAAAAACTTGTCTCTATCTTAAATGGTGAAGATATTGCTATTAGATTTATGACAGCCCACTCTGCAAAAGGTCTTGAAGGAAAGCGTGTTAAACTCTGGAAAGACTATTTTGATCCTCGAGAGAGTGCAGATGCTCGAAATAAGGCATTTACAGAGGATGAGCTTGACATTGCTTATGTTGCGATTACTAGAGCTGAAGATGCACTTGACCCAGGCAAGTTAGACTGGGTTGCTACTGGAGATCTTGAAAAACTTAGCACTCACGTTTTTGCTGATGAGGGCAGCGACGCAGCACCTCAACAGGCAGAAATTGATCGAATGTCTTCTAAAATTTCTGTAGATGATACCTATAAGAAGCAGACTCAAAGAGAGATAGAGTCAGCTAGAAGTAGCATTGAGTATGAGAAGAAGCAACTAGCACTTCCTGTAGCAAAGAGACAGAATAATGCTACAGACTTTGAGTTGAACGAGATAATTTCTTCAGCTGAAGAAAGAATCAAGAAAATGGAACAAAACCCATTGTTCCAAAAACAACTTGATGAAGATCTAGTTTCTCAATTTGAAGACCTAAAAAGAGCCGCATTTGATGGATCTCTTACAGAAGATCAAGTTGACTTTTTAATTGAAAACCGGATTATGGGAATGCCCAGATCTAATGACCGTCCCACAGCAAAAAT